CCATCTTTGTCTTTTGCCCATACATATCCTTGTAGTTCTCTTTTTAGATTTCTGCTTCTGCTTGTTACGTATATCTCGTTTTGGTTTATTAGGTTGATTCCAAAGTTTACACTATCCCTACCTTTTGTACAAGGGTAGATATTATGCCCATCCCTTCTAAGCGTTTCTATGGACTTCGGTTCAGCTTGGTCGGCAACTATGTTGTCTTTTATATTATTGTGCCTTAGAAACAAGCTAACGTCCCTTAAAACCGTATTAGACTTATAGAATACTTCATCAGCTATGTAGGCTTCGTTCCATTTGTATAATCCTATGATTGTAGTGGGGTCTGTATATCCAAAGTCCATACCGTAACCTAATAGCCTTGCTTCGTTTGGTACTGTATCTATCTCTTTCCAATCAGGAATACATACACCTTCTAAAGAACCTGTTTCACCTAAACCGTAAACCCTCCACCAATTAGACCAATAAGTAGATGTCTTTGCCTTATCTCTTGCTTTCTCTATTTCCCTTATTATGGTTTCAGGTAATGCATCGTTGTCTTTATAGGTAAGTGTAATGTAGTCCGTATCTTCTCTTCCTATTAGTTCCTTGTCCACCCAAAACAAACTTGATGGGTTGTAGTCTAACCATATTGTCCCTGATGTTCTAACTGCTAATTGTGTGTAAGCATCAAAGGGTACGTTATTACATTCGTTGATGTATAGGTCAGTACGTCTTGCACCTCTTAGTTTCAACGGTTGGTCAGTTGAAAAAAACTCTATGTAGCTTCCGTTTGTAAAGGTGTATTTTAACGTGCTTTTATTGTATTGGCTTTCTTCATACCTATTTAAACTTTTTAGGATAGACAAAAAATCCTTTACGCACCCACGCCTAAGATGTGGAATACTCTCCGACACTACACTAATCTCTTTGCCTTCGTTTTTAATGGCATAGTCTATTAGCAAACAAAGTATTGATATAGTCTTAGATGCACTTGTACCACCCTTAACTACTCGTGTCCTACTCTGTAGCTTTCTTAGCTTATGAAATGCAATGGTTTTCTTTACTCGCATACAAAATGCAGGTTAGGGTTGTGGTTATCCCTAATCCTCCATAAACAAAGGTAAGTCCTCGTTGATAGTAATGTCTTTGGTTTCTCTTGGCTTACCTGCGTAATAGTTATAGAAAAGTTGTACAAACTTAAAGTCCCCTCTTTCTACTCCATCCTTTAATGCTATGTAAGCTGCATCTTCTAATGGAGAAAGTTTCTCTATAAGGTTTACTTCTTCTGTCTTAGACTTTCTGCCTGCACCATCTCTTTTTCCTCCGTGTGCCATCTTGATATAACTTGATTATTCATATATATAATAAAAAAAACTATTCTTTGTTAAATAACAATGCTATTACTAAAGCTAATATTGCAGTTAAATAAAATATAGTTATTGCTTCAAACATCGTACAAAGTATAATATACAGTTAGTTCTTCGTTAGCCTTTATTGGTTTAATAGTATATAGGCTGCCTATCCTGCCCTCTTTTAGTATAAAGCAGTTAGGACTATCACTATGGTTTAAAAAGCCTCCTAATGGTGTTCTTATTAGTTCTTCTAAATAGGGGTTTATAGCATCTACTTTATGGTGTGTTATTCCTAAGTCATTTCCTGCTTCTATTTTTTCTTTAGCAAATACTCCTTGTCCGTGTATCTTGCTTTTCTTTATAGTCAGTTCTTTAGGTAGAGGTTTATACATTTATTAGTTTTTTAAGGTTTCTATGTTTTGTATTAATATCTCTTAGTTCTAAAAGTACCTTTGCGTATTTTCTTTTGTAGAAGTCCCTACCTCTATATTTAGCATTTTCTTTTTTAAACTCCCTGCTTACAAGTTTGTCTATTTTTTCGTAAACCTGCATATGTCTTTCTTCGTGTTGTCCTATCCAGTCTCTGTATAGTTTTAAACCGTGTAGTACTGTTGCGTGGTTCTTGTTTACTGATTTGCCTATCACTTCTAAAGAGTGTAAAGTGTATTGCCTACATAGGTTGTAGTACATCGCCCTTGTATATACTAACTCCGTTTTTCGTGAAACCTGTGTTAGGTCGTATCCTGTTTCTGTTTCTACTATTTGTTTAATCTTGTCTATTGTCATATTCTATTTCTTTAATTGCTTTTAATATTCCTGCACAAGCCTCGTAATCTTCCAAGTCCTCGTACATCTTTAATGTTTTATACATTTCTGCCATACTTACACCGTTCTGAAAGTCTATTAGTGCAAGTAGGTAAAACTCTTTCATTTCTTTATTCAAAACATCCTTATTTGGGATTGATGTTGTTTTAACCGTTTTGTTGCTGCTTCGTAATATTCTGTGTCTATTTCATATCCTGTTAAATTATATCCTAAGTTATGACAAGCTATTGCTATGCTTCCACTTCCTAAGTGTGTGTCTAATATTTTATCTCCTTCTTTTGCATAGTTCATAAGTAACCATTCGTATAGTGCTACAGGCTTTTGTGTTGGATGTATTTTATTACTTTCTTTATAAGTAGAGTATTTGTAAATTTTTGCTACTTTTTTAAAACTATGCCAAGCAAATTCACAATCGCTAAAACTCATACCTTCAGGGCTGCCTTTATCCCAAATACAAAACCCATAACAAGTGCCTAAAGGAAAATAATTACCCCCCCATATAATTTGGTTTTCACTAACTCTTTTTAATTGGTCAAAGTAATTAATATGTGGTGCTTTTTTATCCCAATCTTTGTTTTTAAAACCTCTACTTTTTTTCCTGCTATGTTTAGGTTTATTTCCTGCGCCCATATCCATATTCCCGACATCAATTCCATAAGGAGGGTCAACAATAGCAAGGTCAAACTTATTATCAGTAAACCCTGCCATTGCTTCCATACAGTCTTGGTTGTATAAATTAATCATATTTTTTCTACAAACTTATTATATAGTTTATTAAGATTATCTTTATTAGGTGTTAAGTGTGCGTCAAGATTTGAGTTCACATAAATAGCAAAATCAACTATAATTTGATATATCTCATTATCATTTTTATTAAGTTTCATAAATTTATTAAGTTGTGCAATCATTGCGGTTTTTCTTAATTTATGTACGCTTTTCTCCCAAGTGATTTCACTTTTTCTGTTGTAATCTTTTTCCCAGTTTTGGTTTATATTATGATATATAGATAGTCTAACATTATGCCTTTTATTTAGTTTTGAAAGACCATCATTAAATCTGTCCTTGTCTGTAAAAAAGTCTTTTACGGATGCATCACTAAACATTACATCATTATAAAGAGCAGCTTCCTTTTCTTTGAGGTTATTTGCTGATTTGTATATTTTTTCCCACAACCACACATAAGTGTCCTCTTGGTTTGTAATATTAACACTTGGTTTAGTTGCGTGGTATCTTATAAAATCAAATGGTGTAAGATTTTTATTTAATTTGTTTAAACTTAAAAAGACTTCATCTTGTTTCACTTTACTTTCTTTTAGTATAATGACACAATGGACTTCTTGTTCAGGCATTTCACTAACCGAAGATAATCTTTGGTATCCATTTTCCAACGAATACAGACCATTATCTAATTCAAATAGTGTCATTGCGGACATAAACCCATTCTTGACAATATCATTCTTTAGGTTTTTTATATGTGGCTCTTCTTTCCACCTTTGATGTCTTGGTATTACTACCAGAGGCATTAGGTCTTTTACTTTAAATGTTTTAATAATTGTTTTCATAATATTGTTTTATTGTTTTGGCTACTCTAAAAGGTTTTCGGCTACCCCTTATAATATTCCTCTCATTACATATTGGTCAAGGTCGTGTTCTTCTACAAAAAAGTATTTATATAAATCTGTTGCTTGTCTGTATTTGTCCTCGCCTCTTGCTATAAAATCTTGACTTGCTTCAAAGACTCCTATATCGCAACTGCCTTTGTCAATTACCAAAAAGGTAAACTTATCTACGTTGAATAGTTTTGTGTACAGATACGCTTGTAGGTCGTAGCCATACTTGTCCGCACTATATCTAAAAGAACCTATGTCTTGTGTTGTCTTAATATCTATAATGTTATTGTCTTTTAGTATATCTGCCTTACCTCTAAATGCAAGACCATCAAGCATTTCTATTGCAGGTACTTCAAACTCTGACTTGTTAATTAGTTTTATTGCTTCTTCGTTTCTTAGCAAAGCATCTGTTAATCGTTGCGCTTGTTGCTTTTCTTTTTCCAAATACACCTCTCCGTGTTCCTCAACTGCGTGTTTGTAAATGTTTGTGTTTTTCGAACTCGCCTCTACAAAATGCAAAGCATCTATCTTATGTGGTTCTAACACCATCCAATGCAATAGCTTACCTGCTCTTAGTGCTGGGGAATCCGTATCGCTTCCGTATTTTGTAACATTCCTATATGTCTTAGGACTTTTCAGTAGCATCTTTAAACTACTACTACTTAATGCGTGTCTGCCTAAATGCCCATAGTAAAATTCGTCATCGTACATCTGTGTGAGTATTTCATCTTTACCCCAAGCCTCTCCGTTTAATAGTGTTATCATAGTCCTAATATTTCGTCTTGTGATTCTTGCCTGTTTCTTAGTTCAGACTTTGCATCTTCTATGTGGCTTTTAAGTGTACTGCCACTTTCTATTATTTTGCGTAGTTCGTCATCTGTATAGAATGACCAAAGGTAATGTTTGTAATTATCCATCTTATTGTTTTTAACAAAGCTACTTATTAATATTTAGTTAACAAACTATTTATTAAGTTTTTTTAGCTTTTGTATGTAAAGCACTGAATCCATTAGTTCCTCTTGCAGATGATTAAGAAACGAATAAAAGCCATCAGGACTATCCTCTAAGGTCGTTCCGTATTCCTTCTGTCCCTTTTCACTACGTTTGTCCATTATGTACTTTACATCTTCTACTATGCCATCTGTTTGCATCTCAAAGTATTTCTTTTTACTATCACTCATAATCCTAATTCTTTTTCTTTTCTTAGTATTGCTATTTCCTTTTCCAGTTCTTGTACTTTCTTTTCTGCTTTTTGCGCACGTTCTATTGCTCTAAGTTTTGAAGTTCTGTATTCATTTAAACTTTCGTTGTAGTATAGTTCGTTTGTGTATATGTCCGTTATGTAGTAGTTGATGTCTATAAGACTTTCCATTAACTTATCTACCGTGTCGGTTGGTTTCTTCTCCTGCCACTCTAAAAAAGTATTTGCTATAATATCAAAGTTGGCTAAGTAGTTAATGTGTTTTAAGTTGTGTATCTTTTTGTTCATAGTATCTCAGCATCTATAACAGGCAGCATAGCTACCTCTTTTTTTATTTTATTGTTATTGCTAAAATGGGTTGTTTTATTATGGTATTGTATTTCCCACTTTGGTTTCACAAGGTACAAATTAAATTTATATACTCCCTGTGGTGTGGAATTTATGTAGATGGGTATGTCTAAGTTTTCGTCTGCCTTGCTAATCATCGCATCGTACTTTTTCTTCTCTATAAGCAAAGTATCGTAGTGTGCGCCCCTACATTTAAGTTCTATCCTATGTTTACTTTCAGGACTGTAGCAATCCCATTTAGACATCTGTTTCCTTGCCTTTACTAAATCAGGGTAGCAACAATTTTGCAGATATAAAAATAGGTCATTTTCGCTCCAAGTTTTCACAGGTATTGTTTGTATAGTTGTTCTAACTTTTTATAAACGCCATTTACAAAACAAGGAGAGCAGTTAGTTGGTTGTGCGTTATCGCTAAATACTCTGTTATATATTTCTAACATCCTTTTCTGTTCGTCTGATAGTATTGTGCTTTTGCGGTTCTCAAACTTCTCTTGTAGATAGTTGTATTCTTCTTCGTTTAAACATTTAGGCTTACGTCTTGGAAATAACTTGTTTAGTTTGTCTTTACGTTCATCACATCCACAATCATCCCCTGCTATCCATTTGACCGCTTTCTTTATTCCAGTAGCCTTAGTAATCTTTTCTACCGTATCGCCTAAACCTTTACTTGCGTTTTCGTGGTTCTTCTTCCACTCCTTAAATTCCTTTGTTCTTTTGTCTCCTTTAAATTCTGTCATAATCTTTATTTAAGTAATCCTCAAAGTCCTCTTTAAATATTTCCCTTAGTTCTTCTTTACACTTTTTTAGTGTGTTAAATATACTTACCCAACTTATGTTAGTTTCTTCTGCTATTTTTCTAATAGACATATCTGTATCTCTGTACAATCTAAATAGGGTTTTATCATACCACCTCCAACCTTCTATGTGGTTGTCTATTTTTGTGGTTATGTCGTTATATCCTATTTGGTCATCCATTTCCGAATCGTCTGCAATTTGAGTATAAGTTTCTTCATTGTCAATTTCAATTTTTTTGATTTTGTTTTTAGCATTACAATACTGTAAAAAAATCGAGCGCAAGGTAAAATAGCAATAACCCCTGCTAACAACACCTTTCTCAATGATTTTTTCTTCACTTGCATATTTATGTAAAGCAAGATACATTTCCATTACGACATCTTCAGCGAAATCATACTCACCAAAAGAATGTACAATTTTAATCCATTCACTATGCCTTGCAGCAACTTTACTTAGCCATCTTGCCTCTCCCATATTACGTTTATACTAATTACACCTAATAAGCATTGTAAAGTATATTCCGTAATTTTTGTATTGTTTTCTGTATATGTTTCATCGTGTACTAAAGCACCAACAACAAAACCCTTAATAGGGCTTATTATTATTTCAGCACGTACCACAAATCCAATAACTGTAAATATACCACCTATTGTCATCAGTAACATAAATAAATGTAGTATTGGACTTGAAAAAATGTTTGGTTCTATCATATTTGTATGGGTTTTATTTCTTTGTAGTTAAGTAGGTCTTGCCCTTTGTATTCAAATCCTACATTGTTTAAAGCCATTCTAAGGCTTATAGGTTGTTCGTATGGTGTACACCTTCCGCCTGTTTCGTTTTCTTTAACCTTTAATACGTGTATGTGGCTATACATCCAATCGCTTGGGTGGCTTGTGTATCTATGTATGCAGTAAACATCATCCGCACGGTTACCCCATTTACCTCCACCCTCTACACCTGCTAAACCTAATGGCATTGGTAAGTTTTCGTATTCGTGTCCTTTTATGTGAGTTTTTCGCAGCGATTCGGTCACTCCGTGTGAATTTAAGAATATCGTTACATTTTTCTTTTTTGCAAATAGTCTAAACTCACTACTCACTTGATAGTCGTACTCGTGGCTTCCTACCGCTCTTAAAAGCTGATGGTCTTTTGCTAAACTATTGTAGGGGTCTATAAGTAAACCATCATAGTCCCAAGCATCCTTTACTGCGTTGGCTTCTTTTAGCAAATCCTTGTAAGTGTATAAATCCTCAACGTCTATTATTTTAAAATGCTTATCGCACCATACTACCGCATCGGCTATGTCTTTTTCTTCTGCCTGATGTATTGGTGTACCCATTTTAAATTCTATAATCTTTCTTACTATGCTTTGTGGTGTGTTTTCGCTTGACCAAATTAAAAATCTCAGGTTGTGCTTTATTGCCCATAGGGTTAACAGGTAACATATCACGGTAGTCTTACCTACGTTAGCGTGTCCAATCAATAAATTAAACCCACCTTGTTTATACCTTATGTACTCGTCTATTTCAGGTACTTCTATCTTTAATCCTTCCTTTATCCTTCCGTATTTTATGTCCAGTATTTTGTCTTGTATTGTTTTACTTTGTGCTATCATCTTATTTGATTGTTTTTTAGTCCATATTTAATACTTTCTTTTTTTGAATCTCTTGGTTCTGGTTTGTATTCGTATCCCAATATAGGATTTATATTATAATTCCAAAAATCCATAGGAAACTTATCTCCTTGTTTCAGTTTTTTAAGCATAAAAAAAAGGGGGTGTTACCCCCCTCATTATTAAAATGGTAAATCTACTCCCTCTCTTGCAGGGTTTTGTTGTGTATTAGTAACTTCGTTGTTTAGTATTTGTGCAATCTTCCAACCTACTACATTCATATAGTGTTTTCCGTTGTACTCATTGCCTCTTAAATTAACACCTACAGATACTTTTTGTCCTGTTTGAAATTTCTGCAATTGATCTACACTTTTGTTTAAAAATTCAACTGGTATATTCTGAGGGTATTTAGTGTCCTCATCAATAGTTAAAATCATCTGTTGTTTAGTTAGCTTGTCGCTTACTGTTACAGGGTCGCTTATTAGTTTAATAGTTCCTTTTAAATCCATTTTTTTAAATTTTATTTAATTCTCTTTTTACTATGTCTGATAACCAATACTTCTGTTCTATATTTTCTATACTACCTCCATTTTTTAAATATTGTATAGCATCTGAATATTGCGGTGTGTTCTTTTCCAACTTAGGTCTAAATGGTTTAGAGTAAGTTTGTTTTTTGTTTTCTGCATCTACAACCCAATCTGCAAACTGTTGTGCAGTAGCTAAAACCTTTTCTTCTGTTTTAGTTTCGTCTTTTCCCCAAAATACATTTGCATTTGTAAGGGCATTTTGTTTAATAATGTAAAGTTGTGTCTTATCCATAGTAGATACCGTTTTGGATGTTTAACTGTTTTTTAAGTTGTTCGTTTTCTTCTTGCAGTTCTAAGACCTTGCCATAGATTTCTGCTTTTGTAAATTGTTCCATAGTGCTAAGATAACAAAAAAATTTTAAACAAAAAAAAGGCAACATTTCTGCTGCCCTTCTTAATAAAACAATAAAAACAAAAATTACTGGAAAGTCTTTAGTTTTGCTTGGTAGTCATCAATCATATCCTGCAAGTCTTGACTACTAAACTTAACTATTTCTTTACTTTTCAAATATAAGTCATTTGACAGTTCCGAACCAAGAAAAATAGAATATTTATATTGTTCTCCCTGCTTAAACATATTACAACCTACACACTGGGCAAATACATTATCTTCATCCCACCTTGTAGAGTAATGTTTTCTACTCATAAAATGTCCTGCCTGTATGTTTTTCCAATGGTACTGCTTTCCACAAGTAACACAAGTACACATACCCCTTCTATCCGCACTACTTAGTCTTATATACTGACTAAACACCACATCTAACTTCTTTACTAATTTACTTCGTGTTGGTTTTTTAGCAGTTTTTGGCATAGTTTTTCTATACATCCATATGGTTAAGCAACATCTTACCAGTTACTTCATCAATACCCCTAATATTTTTGTAAATATACTTACTATCAGATTTTACTTTGTTTTTTTCTGTTTTTAAGGAATCAGAACCAAGATTTGTATATTGATTTGCATCAAGTTCTAAAAGTAAGTCAGTACGTTCTCTTACTGATAATGCAAAGTCTTTAGCAATCTTTTCAGCTAATTGTCTAATAGTAGTATCTTCCATAGTATTCATTAAATAGGTTAACATTATATCCCACTTACCCACCAAAGGTAAACGTTTTTTTTTACAAAGTAAATAGATGTTTATAACTAATTATAATCATTTACCTTGTCCTCTATATTTCTTACTGTAAATTTTACTGGATTTTAGGCTACTTGTTTTGCTTTTAGCGTGTATGCCTTTACGCTTTCTCTTAGGCTTTCTTTCGTAGTTTCCTATTATTTGTTTTGCCATTACTGATGAAGTTTATTACCCATTACTTTCTCTACACCCCTGCTACCAAAATATCCACCTATGACCACACTAAGAAGTCCAGTAATAGAATCTAAACTATATCCCATATACCAACCTACTACATAGCTAATAGAAAAGAAAGCTAAAGTTAACGGTCTTACATTCTGTGCTAACCATCCACTTCTACTATCTGCAACCCATCTACGAGTTACACCATCCATTTCGGCACGTTCTAAGCGTAGTTTTTCAAGTGCAAGGTCTTTGTCCTCGCTTGACATATCAGAACCGCCTATAATCGCTTCTATGACGTTTCCTATCGGTGTATCTTCTGCTATTGCACCAACTACCTTTGGTATCTTTTGAAGTAGGAAAGAACCTACTGCGGTGTCTTTAAATTTCTTTTTAGGCATAGCGTACTACCAACTGTATTAGTATGTCCAAATAACTTGTTGTGCTTTTCCTTTTTCGGCAGTATCACAATGTATGAAGGTAGAGGCAATGCCAATCCTTGTAAATCCTGCATCAAGTAACGCTGATATAATAACGAATCTGCTTTTTGAGTCTGTGCAATGTATATCTGCTGCTTTGCCGATAAGGTGGGCAGACTTAGTTGGTTCTTTTCCCAATTTTTTGTAAATAGCGTTGTGGTGTTCTTGTGTTCTGTAGCCACTATTGATTTTAAAGGAAATCCCTGCAATGTTACGTGCGTTGTCCAGCTTTTGCAAGAAATCACTATCCATATTAACCCCGCTATTAGGAAGCGTTGGGCAAGCAAATTCTTCAAGTGTAAAGTATTTAAGATTTGTCATCGTGTTCTAACGCTTTATTTAAAAGCAATCTATCGATTGTATCGTCTTGCATTTTAATAATCAAATTCTCATAGGCATCTTTCTGACCTACTAACTGCTCTACCCTTGCTTCAAGTGAATCATTTTTACGTTGTAACTCTACAAGTTCGTTTGGGTCTTTACCGATAAACACATATATAGCCGCCCCGATAGTAGCTACTAAAGCACCTGTAATAAGCTTAAAGGTATCGTTATTGGTTTGTGGTATCTCCACATAAGAAAGGAAAATCAAAAGCAGGATAACAAATAAAAATACTACTCCACTTCCTATGTATCCCCTTAGTTCTCTGCGTTCTCTACTATTCATTTTCTAACTGCTCTATAAATTTGTATAACGGTAAAGGTTAAGGTGGCTAACATTACAAGCATCTTTAGTACTTCGTTTACCTCACTTACGCTAAATGCTAATGCCATTAAATTGCCAAAGTATAATCCAAATATCTTCAAATCTTCCATTATCTTATTTTGTAAAACAACCAAGCCTTTTCATCTCTTGGTTTACATACTACCATAGTTTCATTTCCTACATAGTAGCAAAGCTGATAGTTATCTAAGGTGTCTTTGCGTATAATACGCATACCTTCTTCTATTAGTTCTATATTGCCTTTTGCTAATGTAGATTCTTTGGTAAACCTTTCAAAGGTGTTGTTCTCTTTTATTGTTACATACTCCCCATCTTGGCTAACCCATAACCCATATATATCCTCTTGGGCAAATGTGAGTGTACTAAGTAGTATAAAAAATAGTTTCTTCATTATTTAAATGCCATATATATATAACTACTTCCTGAACCATTAACACCATCTCCTGTTGCGTTAATCTCAACGTTAGTATCGTTAAAATCTATAAAATTAGTTCCTGTTGCTTCAGCATTAGGAAGATTTGGAAATAATGCATTTTCTAAATCACCACCCCTTTTAGTATCATATATATACCATATACGTTCTGTGCCACTTGAATATTTCTTTATCATTATCCAAGATGCTTTAAAACCTGTTGGTAGTTGTATTCCATACGTACCGCCATTATAACTCCCTATCTTACTATATCCTTCAACTGAATGAAAGCAATATGCAATACAATTGTTCCCTGTGCTAACTCCACCTAAATTACCTTGTTGAAATGTTGTAGTATTAGGTACGCTTAACGAACTATTGGCTTTTGCAGCATCGTCATTTAAATAAAAAAAATCCATACTTCCGTCTATTATATCAGTATAAACAAACCAATTTGTAGAACTGCTTGATGCATTTTTCATTATCATTAATTCAGGTTTTGTAGCAACACCATCTATATTTAATCCGTGTCCTACTGTATGGGTAGTTGTAGTAGTCGCTGACCAATTTACAATACTAAAACCTTTATCACTTGCACTAACACTTGATGTTATTCCTGTTCCATTTGTATTAGAAACCGCATCGCCTCCGCCTTTCCATACCCAAGCTACAAAGTCAACATTGTCCTTGTTACTTCCATTATCCGTTGAGCTTGTTGCTCCTAATGTAAAACCATTAGCATCAAATGAAGTAAAATTATCATTAGCAGTTGGCAAATTATCTGCATCAGCCGTAGTATTCGGATATAAAACACCATCTGTGGACAAACCTCTTACAGAATCAAATGCCCTGTGATAATAAGCTGCAGTTCTTGATTTTATCCAAACTAAACCGCCATCTCCACCATTATCAACATCTAAATCAAACCCTACATTAGAAATATAATTAGTTGAACCATTCCCCTCATACAATACAGTCTTAAAGTTAGATGTATCTACTTCAGGCTTTTCGTTGTATAGGTCTGCTACTTGACTACTTGTAAGGGCAGATGAATAGATGCGTACTTGGTCTACCGACCCCTTTAATCTTAAATCAGTAGAGCTGTTTGATGGATTTTGACCAAAGTAAAAACCAGTACCACCTGAAACTGCCCTTCTTTGAGTCATAGATGTGTGTGAAACTGTTTCGGAAGTTTGCAATACACCATCTACATACAATTTAGTTTCTACATTAATATCTTGTGTAAAAACTATATGATGCCAATTATCATCTAGAGCAGGTGTTTGTAAGGTGCCTAAAAGCGTTGTTCCGTTGTGAATAGTATATGAAACTTTACTTGATGTTTTATTATAAGTAATTGGGATATAATCGCCATTATACACCCCCATAACCCACTTATCAGCATAACTACCATAATTGCTATCAGTAATATCCTTAATCCAAAAAGATATTGTAAAATCATTAGTTCTGCCAATATTAAAAGAAGTTGTGATAGCACTATTATTATTAAATACCGCAGCTTGACCAAATCTTCCAAACCTATACTCAATGTTCGTGTCAGTTCCGTCGTTAGTACCTACAGAGTCCTCTGTTGAATTGTCTAATTTATAATAAGCGACTGCATCACTACTACCATCTGCTAAAGGAAAATAGTTATCGTCTGTGGTGGAATCATATACACAAGCGGTTTCTCCATCTCCACTATTGTAAAGAGTATTTACTTCTGTTTGATTTAACGCTTTAGAGAATATTCTTACTTGGTCTAAATCTCCTTTATAATACTGTGTATTAAAATTACCATTTGTGCCTAAAGCCACACCCGTAGTACCACTTCCCCCATAAGAAGCAGAAGATAATGATTGTGTACTTACTAATGAATTATCTATGTATATCTTTCTTTCTAAATTAGGAACATCTATCGTAACCGCAACGTGATGCCATTGACTATCATTGAAAGTTTGAGTTGTAGTAAATGTCGTAGAATTGTTGCTATATCGTGTTAAAAAATATAGCTTACCATTAGTTAAATAATAAACATTTAAACTTATCCCAGCTCCCGCATAAACACTGTAGATAATACTATTACCTGAAATCCCTGTGTAAGAAGTATTCATCCAAAAAGAAACGGATTGTGAAACCTTTTGGTTTAATAAACCTGATAATCCACTTGAACCTGTACCAAGATTTATATAACTACTACTTCCATTAAACCTTGCGCCATAGTTTGTCTTGCCTCCTACTCCGAAGTCAACGTTCGTACTTTCTCCATCGTAATATCCACTTGCTTCCGAAGCATCGTAGTCCATAGTGTATAAAGCTACACCTGCACCTTCGCTAAATGGATT